GATGTTCTTAAACGACCAAATGCATCAGTTGCTATTGGTGGAAATGTAACAGATGCTGATGATGTTGTAGAAATTGATACTGTTCCCGTAACTGGTAGGGGATTACTAGAACTTACAGGAGCACTATTGAGATTGAGTGATACTTGCCCAGTTGTTCCAATTCCTACTGTTCCCTGAACTGTAACAGTAGAACCAATACCTGATACTGCGACTGTTGTGACTGGATTGGTTATATAAAACGAAGTATTAGATATGGAAACTGTATTAGCAATTGATACAGTTCCACCTACGGTTACTGATGTTACTGGATTTAGAATATAAAAACTTGTATTTGAGATTGATACTGAACCACCAATTCCAGTTACATAGAATGAAGTATTGGAAATTGAAACCGATGAACCAAAACCAGAAATATAAAAACTTGTATTAGATATTGCTACGGTATTCAGTAATGAAGAAATGCCAACTGGAAGATATGTAAGATTTAGATTTACTGTCCCAACACCAACCGGAAGATATGGAACAGTTAAAATGCTACTTATTCCAACTTCTGTGATGTGAGTATGAACTGGATTTTCCTGAGTACTTGAAACATCTACAGTTGCTCCAATACTCACATCACCATTAATTGTAATATTTGAACTTCCAAGAGATACTGGAAATGGGTTCTCAAAAGAAACTGGACTGCCATCTTTTGTGGCAATCATATTAACTTCAAAAAGACTCCTTTCCTGATTTAAATAATCTTGTTCTACTTTATTCCACTGGGCCATTTATCAATCAATCCATTCTAATTTAGATGGGTGGTATCTTTGTACGTTTTTAATGTTAAAGTTTTTTTCCATTACTGGATAAATTTGATGAACAACTGCTCCTGGATAATCAGATTGCAATTGTTCACCTAGTTCTCTTGGAGAAGGAACTCCAGTTTTAGTGACTAACTCTAAACGATATAGACTTCCTTGCCACATTACATCAGCAACATATCCTTCGCCAACTTGTTGTGGTTGTTCTGCTTGAGCACCAATATAAAGATTTCCTGTGAAATCGCCAGCAATATTAACTGATTCTGAGATAAATTGCTTGAAAGATTTCATATCATTCCTCTTCTTGTGCAAACATATTAGATGCTACTGCAGGACGAAATTCGTCAATTTTTTCTGCTGATTTTGTAAAAAGAAGTTCTTTAATCTTGTCGCTGATCTGAGAAGGAGATTCGTCAGATGCAATCATATCTAAAAGGTCATCCATTTTTAATACCTAAGTAATTTTTCTTTATTTATATTTCACCGCCCTTGGGTATTTCGGCAATTTTTCCATCAACCTCAGTTGCGGCACCTTGAGCGTCTAGGTTGGGTTCCATTACTGGTTGACCAAGATCCATTTGTGCAGTCTGATCAAGTGGCATTCCTGTTTGTGGATCTACTGGAATACTTGGATCTTGGATAATCCCATCTTTAATTTCTTTCTTCATAATCTTATCTTGCTCAACAATTTCCTCATCAGTTTGGCGAAGAATCTTTCTTCTCAAATAATCTTGCGAGAAATACTTACCAACATAAGGTTCTGCGATTTGAACCATATTCAATCTTTCATTGAGGAGTTCTGCATCTTTGAGTTCTGCAAAGTGATTATCATATAAGAAATCATACTGAATATGTTCTTGCATAATATCCCAATCTGCTGGAGTTATAATATTTTTAAGAATCAATTGAGTCTTAAGCATATCGTGGAACATATAAGAGAATCTCTTTCTCAAACGAGCAACAAATTTGCTGAATTTAACTTCATCGCGAAGAATCTCTGATGATCTGCCAAGATTAAACCCACCATCTCCACCAATTCTTGTCGTAGGTACATTTAAAGATCTATAAAGTTTTTCTTGGAAATAATTAATGTCAGTAATCTCTCCAAGGTTTTGTCCGCCAGGAAGTGTTGAGATTTCAGTTCCTCTACCACCCTCTCTTCTTGGCAACCAGAAATCCTCAAGCATTGCCATGAACTTTTTATCGTCACGAATCTCACCAGTATTTGCATCATATACAAGTTTATTGCGATAACGCATCATAACATCACGTAGATATTGTTCTGCCTTTACCTTTGGTAGATTGCCTACATCAATATAGAAAATTCTACGTTCGGGAGCACGAGACAAACGATAGATAACAAGAGAGTCTTCAATCATTCTTAGTTGATTAAGAGACTTGATTGCTTTGTGAAGATATGAAAGAGTAGATCCTTTATTTCTATCTACGAGTCCAGAAGTACAATAAGTAATGGAATCTTTGGACATTTTAATTCCCTGAGATCCTCCCATCGAAGATGGGTTCCCAGTTGGATAAGTCAATTTTGGACTATAAACAAAGTATTCCTCAATTTGAGGAAATTCAAAATCCATTGGATTGTCTGAATTAATATTTGCTATTCTATACTTATCTTTTTCGCTTTTTTTCTGTTGTCTAACATACCTCATCTTCATGGGATCGATATAACGAAGTTCTTGAATTCCTTCGTGAGGATTTTTTAAATCAATTATTTTATGGTAATATAGTCTACCATCTACATACCAATTTCTATAAATTTCGTGAGATTTTCTAGTAAAATCTAAAAGTGAAAGAATATATCTAAACTCTTGCCTAATTTTTTTCTTAATACCATCACTTGCATTAAGATTTGAAAGTTCAATTTCTACAGGTGTATCATTTGTATCGGATACAATTGCTTCATTCACAATATCTTCAATGGCACTATCGCATTCTGGATGAAGTGCCATTTCACGATATCTTTTGATTAGATCAAATTCTGTTCTATAGACTCCTTCAATATCAACATACGAACCAAAAAAACCACTACTCAAATAATGGTCAGAAGAGTCCTCGTTGTTTGGAGGAACAGGACTGACCGTACTTGGAGATAGTGGTTCGTTATCCTCAATAGAGAATCCAAATAGTCTTGCCATAATTTATTTGATTGGTCTTTATTTTAATATTTATCAACTAATTAAAACGTTGGTTGCGTCATTCTTATTCGCACCCTTTCCGGCAGTCCAGTATTGAACTTGGAATTCTACACTGTACTCTTCAATAGTATCTGAAGAATCATATGAAAGATCAATTGGACCAACGTTTGTTGGGAAGATACTATGGAACTTATAGGTTCTTAATGGAGTAATATTGGTTTCTAATGTTGCATCATTTCCGCCGTTATTTGTAGTGGAGAATCTGCCCTTATCATAACCTCTTCCAAGTTGATGAACATAAGCATCAGTCATATAAGAACTTGGATTAGTGGCACCACTGTTATTATCCAGTTTGCTGATATTATTCATCCAAAGTTCAAATGCAGATCTCAGTTTGAAATCTTCATCGTTGATAATTGTAATGTTCCAAGTATCAAATGTTCTGTCGCCAGCAACCTTTAAAATACGTCCTCTAAAAGGAACATCGATTGGTGCAACGTTTGATGCTGGAAGTGCTGCTGCCTTACATAGAAACTTGAAGGTGTCGATTTCTTGACCAGCACCTGCTTTCCATAGATTGGTGATAGGTGCTGGGAAAGAGGGGATTTCAACCTCAAATAGATTGGGTCTTGCGCCACCACCGGCAAGTCTTTCTTTGAATCCTGTGATTGTTCTGAGACTAGACATTTTTAGTTCCTCCTTATGTGGTTATTATAAAATTAATTAAACTCTACCTGCTACTTCTTCAAAACTAATGCCTGTTCGTGTAGCAACGAACGTTAGAGTTACATAGTTAATGGATTTTGTTGGCTTTAGGAAGATGTCAGCTCTAAATTCATTATTATCAATTACATCTGGAGTGTTATTAGTCTCATCGCAAATTACCAAGAAGTCATATAGACCTCTCTTTGCTTGAACATCTCTTAAGTATGGTTCAACGATGTTTACAAAGTTTGCTCTTGTAATCTGATCGTTGAGTTCAAAGAGTTGTGCTTGAGATGCTTTCTCAAGTGCTTGTTCAATAGTTAAGAACAGACGACGAACATTAATTCTGTCAAAGGCAGATGCATATCCTAGAGCAGTCTTATCGCCAAAGAGGTAAATGCCAATTCCAGGTTGACTGATGATAGCATTAACTCTTGCAGATAAGA